TTTTAAAAACTTAACTAAGTATTTAAGATAAATTACAAAGTTACGTCAGTGTTACCCATAGCGCCAGGAAGTGCACCTTCAACGCCAACAGTTCCATCCCAGTAATTAGGAGCAGCTTTGACATTTTTAAAGACACCAATACCTTGACCTTCATGAGCTACAGCAAAACCGTATCTTTCACGAATTTTAACTTTCACAACTTCAGTTGAATCATCTCGCCACTCAACAGTAGTTGGATCTTCATCGACAAGATAGAAACCAACGTTACCTGAAGAAAGCAAGAAGATATCTCCGATGTTGCTTTCTGGATCGAAAGGACACAATGGAGAAACAACTACACGCAATCCGAATGGGAAGTAACCTGGCAAGTTAGGCTGTGAAGTAGCAACTTGTGAACGTCCAGCAAGACTTGTAGCAGCTGCACCAGCAGGATTGCCACCAGGAACAATTTGACGACCGTTAAAAGGACCCATTCCGCCCATAGCACCTTGAGACCATGGATTTTAAAAACCAAGGTTTCCAAAATAAGGGTTGAAGTATTGAGAGCCACCATAATTGAGCATCATTGCTCGCATAACTGGATCTTGAATAAATGCGTAGTAGAACAATGGGTGCATCAACAAAGTGTCAGCAGCAAATCCTTCTTCAGCCATATGAGCCATACCGCGCATCAAATCTTCCATTCGCAAAGAACCGTTTCTTTGCAAAGTACCAGTAGTAGACAAGCCCAAACCAGTACATACACCATAAAGTGAAGTAGCAGGTGCAATATTGTCAAACAATGAAGTACCAAGCGCTTTCAAGAAAGCAGCAGCTTTTTGCTCTTTATGGCGAGCCAAAGCATTGCCCATCAATTTCAAGTTCATTGCCATGATATCGTAAGTAGAGTAACGAAGCGCTTCGTCAGTAAACGAAGCAGCGATCCCTGACTTACCGATGTAAGCTGTAGAAACAGCTCCACCGATTTGGAAGTTAACTTCTGGGTAAGTACCGTTCTCTTGTACGTCTGTTGCGTATACTGCACCAATTGCACCAGCCAAAACCTGAGTAGACATTCCTTCAGCTTGCACTCTTGTGAAAAGAGGAGTGATGGAAAGCATAGGCTCAACAGGCTCACGAATCATAATCTCCATTGACTTTTGAAGCAATGGGGTAATTTCAGAAGAAGCAATAGCATCTTTGTTCTTAGGAGAGATTTTCTCTACAAAAGAAGACCAAGATACACGTTCTTCAGAATCTGGCAAGTAGCCATTATTTGCAATCATATCTGCCATATAACGAGCAGCTCTTTTCTCATCAGAAGGAAGCTCGACAGTAGTATCACCAAATTTGATATTCATAACTAAAATCTCCTTATACTCTAACATTCATAGTAATAATAGTATCAGCTACTGATTCAGAAGACAAAGTAATCATATCAGTAAAGCCTTTGGTTGCTGATCCAGGCATTTTAGCGGCAGCGTCAAAAGAAGAACCGTGCCATGCCGTAGAAACTCTATCAAGCAACCCTTTAGGTTGTGTTTCAATTGCAAGAACTCTAGCAACAACTGTTTGACCAGTAGTAGCTTTAACAAAGTTTGAGTACATATCGTAAGTCAAAGAATCACCTGGACGAACTGGACCAACAGCATGTACGTATTTGTGTTGAGTTGAAGCAGCGCTATCAAGTTTATGGAAAGTAAATCTACCACCAGCGTTGATCAATGCGTTTGTCAAAGAACCACTTGCAGCGTGAACGAAAACCAAACCTACTTCTGCATCTACCCAAAAATCACCAGGTGAAGAAATCATATCAGCAGAGTTTCTTTCTCTTGCTAGTTCGCCGGCAATATCACAAGTGATTGGAGTGCGATCTGTATTTGCAGCAATTCCTTCAGGTGCCAATACCAAGGCTACAAACTCTGTATTCTGAAGTGCAGCATATCTTTCCAAAGCAACGATTGCAGATGCTTCAATTGCTTCACCAGCAGTTGCACCAACAAAAGTTGTATTTCTGGTAGGATTAGCACTAACCGTCAAAGTAGTAGAGGCAGCATCAACAACAAGAGGAGCTCTCATTTGTACTTCAGTAAAGAATTGAATCAAGTGTTGCTTCTGGTAGTTTGTAAATACAAGCTCTTGAGGAGCGTCACCAGCCCAAGCATAAACATCGTAAGCTGCAACACCAATTGGAGCTGACCAGAAAGCTTCACAAACAGCTTGAGCTGTAGGGAGGTCAACAGGAGCTGCAGTAACATCTCTGCCCACAATTACCAAACCTTGGTTTACAAGTCCTTCAGCAACTTCAAGGAGAGTTGAAGCGTCACTTGCAGCGCAAACTTCACCAGTAGCAACATTGTGAACTCCGTACTCAGCATCAATAGAGTCATAAGTCACCATTACATCTGTAGTAGCCTGTGCTGCAGCAGCTTTAGCTTTAAAATACATGTCTGCAATTCGACCAGCATTGTCGAAGCAAACAATTTTACCTTTAGAGATAATAAAAGCATCTTTCGAAGCCTCACCAGTCCACTGGACAGGAAGATATCTCGCAGGTTTCCACTCGCCAGCAGGGACAGCGATTTCTGGCTGCACTACACTGTTGGGAGTAATTGAATCAAAAACGTCATTTCTAGTCTTAAAAGAAACGTTTGGTCTTTTAATAGTCATTATTAAACTCCTTAATAATTTATTTTATATATTTTTTAGGATCAAATCCCTTATTGAGATATTGGGATTTGAACTCCCAGAAAGTGTTAGCAGCAGCTTCACCATCTTTATTTAATATCTCTGAGTATTGTTTAACCGCTTTTTTCTCAAATGCACCTAAAGAATCTAATAAACTTTCTTCAGTAGGGCTAGAAGAATCTGAAGAGCCTGCTGATGGATTTTCAATTACTTTTAAATCTTCAGTAGCAACCTCTACCACTTCTTCTACAAGAGAATCAGCTTGTTTAATTTCTTCCGTACTGTCTGCTTGAAAAGATTCAACTAAGGCTTTAATTTCAACTAAGCTTTTTTCTAATTCAGCTTTTACGTCTGCTAATTCAGCTTTTAATGTTTTGACTTCTTCAGTCAAAACTTCACTTGAATCTTTTTCAATATCGCATTTCATTGCTTCTGCTTTCTTATTGACACAAGCCAACACTTTCGCTTTTGCAGCATCTGAAAGTTTAGCTCTCTCAATAAGTCTACGAGCAGCAGTTACATGTGCGCAATCGTTAACAGGAAAACTTCTATTTGGTCCGCAAAAAGCACTTTCTGGAAGTTGCTTTCTTTCTTCTGCAGAAAGAGTTTTGTCTTCCAGTTCTACACTTAAAGCACAATCTAAAAGATACCAGTCTACGTCTGCATCAATGTTTTCTACAATGCTTTCTTCAGCATCGCTCATTTGTTTTTCTACTTCAGAAGTTTCAGTTTCTGTTTCAGAATCTACAGCTACTTCAGCAACTACCTCTTCCTCAACTGTTGTTTCTGCAGAGTCTGTTGCAGTTTTTTCTGCTACAGTTTCTTCAACAACATTTACTTCTTCTACAGTAGATTCTTTTTCTTGTTCCATTTGAACCTCCGAATCTTTAATTAAATTAAAAAATGAATCGCTAAGATAAAAACTTAATGGATCCATTTTGGCATCCACATTTAAGTCTTGCAATTCATTGTTACTATCATAATATTCCATTGAAATAATTTGTGATAAATCATCTGCTGGTGTATTGACTACTGATCCTTCTAGAATTTTAAAAGATCCAGTCATAAATACACATATTTCATTATCGTATATCCTTCCATGTCTGTGTTCGCAAATATCTCCTTGCGCCCAATCAGACATACAAATAGAGCAAACATGTTTATCTGTAGTAGATCCAGCCGAGAAAGTCATATATCTTCCGTCCAAAAACTTTTCAATTGCTTTAGGATCTGTGATGCTGGCCTGAACTCTAATTCTTCCAAGTCCAGAATAATTTGGATTGGTTAGAAGTCTATTCTTCTTCATTAGTGAATAAACTTTTTCATAATCGTATGTG